TAACCTTCTAAATCTAAATAGACATGCATCTCAAGGATTTTGTACCGATCATCCTGAGTTGCCTTAAAGCCCATCTGCTCAGCAATCTTTTTCTCGATTTCGTCCAGCGTGTCGGTGGGGTCGTCCAGTTCAACATCTCTGTAAAAGCCCATGACTTGCAGCTTGCGCAGCTCGTTCTTAGTTTTGCGCATCACGTGGGTTACACGTTCAGAAGTCTCCAGACTTGACGCGCCGTAAGGCACCACGATGTCTTCAGCCGGTACAAAGAGGGACACCTGACGAGTCAGATTAGGGTCGAAATACACTTTTTTGAACGCATTACCCGACAGGCCAAGACCCCACAACATCCGCTCATGCTCAGGCCGGTACTCGACCATAACTTCTGTGAGCTGGTAGTTCATGTCCTCTTTTACCCGCTGAGCCGCCTCGATTCTGTCCTGGGTTTCTTGCCCAAGGATCTGGGTTTTTACAGGACCGGCTGCGGGGAACGTCTCCATGATTGTCTCGGACTGGAACTTCACTAGCGCCTCAGACAACAGCGGGTGGTAGACACCACAAGCACCAGGCCAAGGCTCGGTGCGTTCTTCAATCTTCAGTCCAAGCAGTTCCAAGCCATCAACGTAGGTCTGCACCCAGTCTTTACGGGAATCTAAGTCCGACTGAAACTCGCCTAACAAGTCCTCAGCTATGCTAACTAAAGTGTCTTCATCCAGTTTCTCAGCCAAGTTCTCATTGAACTCGTCGTCCATGTCTTCCTTCTCAATCTCGATCTCCAGTCCACCAGCCTTAATGCTGATGCTTTCTGGATCTTCAATCTCGATCTCAAGGGCAGGCTCTACCTGATCAACCATGTCTTCAATGCCCGTGGGAGCTGCGTAAAGTGCTTTTTCGATTGCCATAATCTGTCCTAGTAGTATCCCGCATGTCGGCGGCTTTTAAAGTATTGAATCTCGTCATCCTCATCGAGGAGCGTGCGAATAAATCCTCCCTTACGGAACCGCATCATCGCAAGGGAAACAGAGTCAACATAGTCATCATGGTCGCCAGCAGGAAAACTTGCAACCTCTTCAATAACTTCCTCCGCCCACTGGGTGTTAGGAACCCACACTTTACCACTGGCAAATATGTCAGATACAGCATTGAGTCTGGAGATCTTGTCGTTACCCTTTGACGGTGTAAATTCCTGTACAGGAACACCCATCGCCCGCATCTCGTAGATTAGCGGAGCGCCCGAAGCCTTCTTCTCGATAATGATTGAGTCCGGTGCCCAGTCCTGATACTGCTCAAGAGCCACCTGCTTTAACTCTGGGAACTCCATACGCTTACGGAAAGCGTTGAGCAAGATGATATTGGCCTGCGGTGTCCCTGTATCGTCGTCTTTGTAAAAGACTCCCCAGTACGTACACGCCGAATAGTCTGCCCGGTTGTGCTTTTCAAACGCCGTATCCCATGCCATCAGGGTGAAGTCGCAATATGGAGCCTCATCATTCTCCCACACGTTCCACCATTCCCGTTTGATGATGGCAGAAGTCTCCGATGTGGGGTTCTGCTGGTACTGAGCCATCCACTTTGAGTGGGGCAGCTCGTTACGCAGGGCCAAAAGCTCTTCGTAAGGCCAAAACTGGGGCCAAAGCGGCTTGTCGCTTGGCAAAATTGCAGGAAACTCGATAACTTCCCACTCTTCGCCCGATCTTTGGGCGCTTGCCTTCAATACTTGCCCGGTTAGGTCCCGTTTAGACCACCGAGTCATCACGATTATGATTGATCCCCCCGGCTGGAGTCGCTGCCGTGGCCCTGATGTGTACCACTCGTAGGTCTTGTCGTAAATTTCCGGGTTAGTTTCCGCTTGAGCAGCCTCTTGTTCGCTATGAGGGTCGTCAATAATGAGAATATCCGCTCCTTTACCGGTGACAGCACCGCCCACACCGATAGCAAAGTACTCTCCACCCTTGTTAGTCGCCCATCGCCCAGCAGCTTTAGAGTCAGCTTGAAGTCCCACGCCCGGAAAAATGTCTTTATACGTGTCCTGATCAACAAGATTTCGCACCTTTCGTCCAAAACCCACAGCGAGTTCTGCCGTGTGGGAGGTCTGGATGACCTTTTTATTGGGGTACTTACCCAGGAACCAAGCCGGTAGAATATATGAGGCAAACTCCGACTTCGTATGCCGTGGTGGCATATTAATAATGAGTCGTTTTACTTTGCCCGCTGCCACCCGCTCAAACGCTTCTGCCATCTTTTTGTGGTGTGCGCCGTGGATGAAGGAAGGCCAAACCCTGTTTACAAAATCCATGAACGAGTTCTGGGACCGTAGTGAAGACTTACGTTCTTCAAGCTCTTCCATAAGCTCAAAGACACGCATCTTCACTTCCTTGGGAAGCGATGCTAAAAGATTAGGGTTTTCCCTAATCTTCTCTAACAGACTCTGCGGGCTGTTCGTCATCATCCTTAAGACCTAGTTCTGCATCCAGGTCAATCTCTAATGGGCTGAGCGGTTTGTCTTCTACTTCTGTTGCCTCAACAGGTATGGCCTCACCAACATAACGCTCTAAGAGCCTAGCCAACTCAACCTCGATTTCCTCGGCTGGCTTCTGTTTGACAGTGACTTCCATTCGGTCGGAGAACATTCCGACCTTCTTGCCCAGTAACTCAAGTGCCTTAAGTCGCTTTCCGGCGTCTTCGTTCTCAGTCTCTTCCATCAACCTGTTGGTCACAAAGTTTGTGATCCGTCTCTGGGCATCCAGAAACTCATGGTCGTATGTGGAGAGAAGGGCTTCTAATTTGAGAATAACGGCGGGTGGTGTTTTCGCAACACTAATAGGCTTTTCAGCCGCAAACAGTTTGTGTGCTTCTTCGGATGTCTTGTCGTCCATATCAGGCATTTTTGCCCCGGACTCGATCAGCTCAAGGATCGTTTGACATGCTGCTTTCGCACGCTCACGGAACGTCACAACCTCTTCTGGCGTAACGTCGAAGGGCAGTGGTATTCCTAATTCAGGTGTAATAACTAATGGCATCGGAGGAAACGGGACTCCAAAAAATTAATGGGGGGTGCGTTTCAATAGGACAAACCTAACAGATGCCTACAAGTATTGCAAGGGGGGTGGGGGTCGATTGTCTTTGCTTCTAGTTACGAGGATACAGGCTATTTAACGTCGCCGAGCCGACGCGACCCCCAGGAAAAAATATATACCAAAAGGAGACGGGACTCCAGATTTAGGTAAGGGGGGGTTTTCCCTATATGGATTATTTGACAATGTATAGACAAATCATTTGGATGGGATTGAATGTGCAAAACACACACGTAGTCAGCCGGCGGGTCCCATCTACACAATTTGGGGGGTGGGGTCACTGGCATCAGCCCCTAGCAGAAAACTTCACACTGTGTGAGATTTGCGCCGCGCGAAAATATCATTTGACAATCTACTAAACTTATGAGATACTTTAATCACTGGGTCGCATGGTGTGACTCAGGTTAACTAACTGGAGATTTAAAAATGACTACACGTAAAGTAAACCGCAAACCCGCCGCTAAGCCCGCCGCTAAGCCCTTTGACGTTATCGCCGCCGCTAAAATCATAGGCGACAATATCGGGCAAGCTAAAGCCGCCGCTGATGTTTTGGTTTCCGCTACCGCGAAAATCAATGAGCAAGTAAAGGCCATGCGCGGCGCTAAGGTTAAGATCGGCGCTTCGCGTCGTACATGCCCCAATGCGGCGGCGGTATACGATGCACTCCCCACGCATTTAAACGCTAACACTAAAGCCAACTACCTTAGCGCGATCCGCGCGGCGGTTAACGGGAAAGCCGATTTTCAGTTTCCTAACGGCTCTGCCAAGGCCAAGGCCGCTAAGGGTAAGAAAAAAGGTGCCAAGGCTACCGGCGGTACGATCATGATCGCAATTGGATCGGGTGCTACCGATAAAGACGCCGCCGCTAAGCTTCGGGCCGGCTTCAATAAAATGAAGGCCGCTAACGATAATCTCGCTAAACTCGCGGCTTTCCTGATCGACGCGCTAGACGACGCCGGCTACGCAGACGAAGCCGAGTAACTCCCCCAACCCTTCAGGCCCCGCTTCGGCGGGGCTTTTTTTTTGCCCTAAATTTTTAGGGAACTGGTGTCAGATTGGTAGGTGAGGGTTGGCGGGCGCGGGGCTTGCACTCGCGTCATGCAAAGTTGATGAGCGTCGCGTGGCAACGTGTTGGGGAGGAGTGGCGAGGAGGGTGCGAAACCAGTGCCTATATAGTTTGTGGGCAAGACCAGTTCCCTATTGTCAAACTTCACACTGTGTGAAGTTTTATGTTCTCTCGAAGGAACATACGCAAGTCATTGATTTATAAGCATAACCGATTGTAAATGTTCTTAATTGTTCTGACATTAGGTACAGAGCATAAGTTGTTGATTTTGCACAAGTTCTTGTTCCCAAAATACCCTTAAATTAATAAATGTTCTAAAAAAATATATATACCCACCTACTAAAAAACATGAACATTTGACTTTTACAGTTCTCTTAGTTTTACAAAGGGAGAGAAAGTTACTTTCCGCAGGTGTGTGTATTTCACAGAACATTTAGAACAATTGACAAAATCAAGCCTAACATCATGATCCCGAAACACTTTCCCCCGTTCTCTCAGCCCGAACATTCCAGAACAAATCCCCCAAAGTAAAGAACAAAGCGCATCAGAACTTCACACTGTGTGAAGTTACACTGTCAAAACACCCTGCTGTAAGTCATTGAAAACACTTGACAATGTAATAGAACTATGAGATAATGGAATCTCAGTTGGAGCTTTGCTTCAACTCGCTCTTTAACAATTCGGTCGAATGCCACGGGGTGCGACACAAACCTCCAAACTTCACACTGTGTGAGGTTTCCCCAAGTCCCGTGGTGCAGAGTAGGCGTAGGGACTCATCAAGTTATTCGCACGAGTTCAAGTCTTTATGTAGGTCATGGTCCAGTAGACGCATGGTCTGTATGTCGTTGGGTTCACCGTAACCCTTAGACCCTATCTATCCAATCGAGGGCAAACATACAGAATGGCATGAGACAGCGAACTTCGATCCCCTTGAGTGACAACCCCGAGCAGTATCTCTGCGGGTAGCAAAAGCCTGACAACCTTTTGACTATCCCTCCCCGAACACCACACAGGACTGCAAAACGAGCAGAGGGGAAAGCCACGGGCGTGGCGAGAAGTGCGTTCATTGGGAGCGTGCTTCTTTACATGCCTGTAAACATCTTTAGGAGAGTGACATGACAATCAATCACACAATGCAGGACCAGCTTGCCGCGATCAAGGGCAAAGTCAAAGTACACAACCCACAAACCGTTGAGGTGCGTAGGCCCAAGACATGGCGTAAGCGTGATGAAGGGTTGACCAGTAGTTATATCGACTGGGACACACAGTACGTGAAACCACATTGGGAGTGCCTGACCAAAAGCGAAAAGGCACATTACTTTGCTTTGTTTAACTAGGAGGGTGAGATGAATGAGTACGTGTTTGATCCGCAAACCTCACACAGTGTGAAGTTTGGTTTCGTTAAACCGAGAAGCTTGGAGCGGTCGAGGCAGATATTGGAGGGCAAAGTTGATCTTTACCCAAACTTGTTGTGCCAAGACATGGAGAAGAAGCTGGCCGTCTGGTTTGAAAGTAAGCCAGACGCAAGGGAAGTGTTTAGGCGTGGAGGTTCTTTATATAAGGGAGGTGACGATGAGTGACGAGGACCGAGTTTATTTGTGTACTGCGTGCCACTGGGAGAAAGTGCCGTATCGCAGGTGGAAGTTAGGTTTATTTACTTGTTTACCTTGCGGGGAGGAACAGGCACGGGCGGTGAAGCACACCGTAGTCCCAATGCATAAGAGCAACTATGTGCCTATGTTTAACCGGCAAGATCTCAAAGGTATCAACAACAAAGGAGGGTTTTACAGATGAAAAACAAGACTTACGAGTTGTGCGTGGTGACTAAAGAGTACCGCTACATAACAGTCGAAGCGGCAAGTGAGGAAGACGCTATCGACATGGGTTGGGACAAGGTAGCGGCTGGAGACTTATTTGAAGATGAAGCTGAAGATAACGACACAGATATTTATTTAGAAGGCGAGGTAACGCCAGCCAAAGGAGGTGTGAAATGAAGTGGCTTCTTGATTTCTTTTACTGTCGTAGCTGGCGTGAGTTCTTTGCGCTGGTTGCGCTTGCCGCAGTAGCTTTTGTTGTAGTTTGGGCGTTGTTGTTTTTGACAATAGCCTTGTTTGGGTAGTACTGGAACTTCACACAGTGTGAAGTTTTACTTTTACATTAACTAGGAGTGACACCATGAGCGTTATCAATTTCGGCAGTTCTATTTCCCTCAACCAATTTGCCAATGCCATCGCAACATCAGGCACTGACGTAACCATCATCGGATGCGGTGAACCCGGCATCGGTAAGTCTGCAACCCTCAAGTTGTTGGAGAAAAGATTCCCCGACTACGAAGTGGCGTACATCGACTGCACCCTGCTGGATCTCGGTGACTTTGCCCTGCCTTATACAGTGGATGCGGGTGAGATCCGTGTAACCGAGTTCGCACCAAACGCACGGTTCAAGCTACACAGTGGCAAGCCCGTCATCATCATGCTCGACGAGCTGGGTAAAGCGATCAAGTCCGTCAAGAACGTACTGCTGACCCTGATCAACGAACACCGTGTTGGTGACAAGAAGTTGCCAGATGGTTCGATTGTGTTCGCCACTACCAACCTATCAAGCGATGGGGTGGGCGATACGCTGGAAGCGCACATGATCAACCGTGGCACAGTCGTTGACATTCGCAAGCCACATGCAGGGTTCAATGCTGACGGCACGATTGACGATGACTCATGGGGCAAGTGGGCGTTAGCCAATGACATTGACCCGACGGTTATCGCTTGGGTTCGACAGTATCCACATGCTTTGGGTTCGTACACTGACCCAGCCCAGCGTGACAATGCCTATATCTATATGCCGGGGAAATTGCAGAAGGCATTTGTTACCCCAAGATCTTTGGAGAAGGCATCTCACATTGCTAAACAAAGAGCTGAGCTTGGTGACGAGTTAACCATCAGCTTGTTGTCAGGGACCATCGGTGAAAGTGCGGCACGTGACATGCAAGCTTTCTTTACAGTGGCAGACAAACTACCCACGTGGGACGCGATCATCAATGACCCCAAGGGCACGAAGTTACCTGATGACGTAGTGGCTCGGTGTTTGACAGTGTTCTCTGCGATTACCCGCATCAAAGAATCCTCGGTTGTTGACAAGTTCTTGGACTATCTCGGACGCATGGAGAAGGAATGGCAGGCTCTGTTCGCTCGGTCAATCATGAAGTCTGACAAGCAAGCAGTGGCTATTCGTTCGGACAAGTTCAAGAAGTGGGCTACCGACAACCAATGGATGTTTTCTTAATTAACCAAACTTCACACAGTGTGAACTTTTAAGGAGAGTGATTATGTTTAACCAATCCGCAGTTCTTGTTCGTCTCAACATCTCTACGTGGACCGGTCGCAAGCTGGACAAGCGTGTGTCTGACGAGATTGACCAGTCGAAGAACACCAAGACCCGAGCAGGGAACTACAACAAGCACCTGCTTGCTGGATCGAAAGAGCTTGAGCAGATCCAGAAGGTTGCTACTGCTGTGCGTACTTGGAACTATGAGCAGACCCTACCGTGGTCCAATGGTGGTGATCGCTTGTTGCCATTCAAGAACTTCTTTGAGTATAAGCAGACGTTGGCTATGTTCGAGAAGCAGTTTGAGAGTGCGGTCGAAGCGTTCCTTGTGAACTACGACACCTTGGTGTCTGCCTCTGCGTTCCAGTTGGGTGATCTCTTTGATCGTGACGAGTATCCCCGAGCGTCTGAGTTGCGTAACAAGTTTCGGTTCAGTTACGACTTTGATCCCCTGCCTGTCAAGGGTGACTTCCGCATTGATGCATCCGAGGAGGTTAGGCGTGAGCTTGAGGAGCAGTATGAAACCTCATTCAACAACCGACTCAACGATGCGATGAAGGACATGTGGGACAGACTCCACAGTACGTTGACACACATGAGTGAGAAGCTGGCGGATAAGGAACGCACACTGAAGAACGGTGAGGTGACGAACACCCAGATCTTTCGGGATTCACTGATCAACAATGCCGTCGAGTTGTGTGGCTTGCTGACCAAGTTGAACGTGACCGATGACCCCAAGCTTGAGCAAGCACGACAGAAGCTTGAGAGTGCGATTGTCAATGTCAATGCAGACACTGTGCGTGACAGCGATGAAGTACGTCACAACGTCAAGGCACGTGTGGACGAGATCCTCAGTGCTTTCGACTTTTAATTTTTTACAACCAAGGAGAGTGATATGACTATGCAAAAACTTACTGCTGAACAGCGTGTCCAGAAAGCCCACGTGTGGCTCATGGCGCAACCCAAGTATTGCCTGTATTCGGGGATCTTCATGCTTGGCAAAACAAGTATTGAGGACAACGTGCCGACTGCTTGTACCAATGGGCGTGACGCAATGTATGGGCGTGCTTTCGTTGACAAGATCAAGGACGAGGAACTGCGTGGCTTGATACTGCACGAGAACTTGCACAAAGCGTTTCGACATCTGACCACGTGGAAAGATCTTAACGAGAAGAACGGCAAGCTTGCGAACATGGCCTGTGACTACGTGATCAATTTAATGATCTATGACTCTGACCCTGAAGAGAAAGATGTTGCTCTTCCTGATGGTGGGTTACTCGATGAGCGATTCCGTGGGATGGATGCGGGTGAAGTATTTCGAATCCTTGAGCAAGAGTGCAAGGGTAAAACCAAAGGTAAAAGTGAAGAGGGAGAATGTGATGATTCCAAAGACGATGGTAGTGAAGATCCAAACGCGCAAGAGGGATTCGATTCGCACGATTGGGATGGTGCAAAGGAAATGTCCGAGCAAGCCCAGAAAGAACTTGAGCGGGACATTGATCAGGCACTGCGACAGGGCGCATTACTAGCCGGCAAGATGAAGGGTGGCGTGCCCCAAGAGATCAAAGACATGATGGAGTCTAAGATCGACTGGCGTGATGCCCTGCGTGAGTTCATCAATTCATTCTGTATGGACAAAGATGTTTCCACGTGGCGTAGACCTAACCGACGCTGGGTGGATCAGGGCGTGTATCTTCCATCGACTGTGGGTGAAACGGTTGGACGCATCGTCATTGCCGCAGACATGTCTGGTTCGATGTATCACTTGCTTGGCAAGGTGTTGGGTGAGATCAAGAAGATCGCTGAGTCTGTACGACCCGAGGGTATCGACCTGCTGTACTGGGATGCACACGTGTGTGCCGTCGAGAAGTACGACTTTGAAGATCTCGACGCGATGATGACAACGACGAAGCCAATCGGTGGTGGTGGCACTGACCCACAATGCGTTGCTGATTACATTCGTGACAACAAACTCAAGCCCGAGTGCGTGGTGATGCTGACCGATGGATACGTAAACAGTTGGGGTACTGGCTGGAACGTACCCGTGCTGTGGGGTATCACGAGCAAAGGCATTGTCGCCGACAACGGTATTTCTATTCACATTGGAGATTGATATGGCAAACCCCAAAAGCTACAAAGCGTTACTCATTAGGAAAGACGCACGTGATGAGATTGATCGTGTAAAGAAGTTGTACGAAGAGAATCTGGGTTTGGATGTGAATTACACCCAGTTCATTTTAATTATGTGCAAGCAGTTTGAAACTTCACACTGTGTGAAGTTTGATCAACGAGGAGAGTGACATGTACGGATACTCAAACGCAAGATACGATGCCGCGCCTGTTCATTGTTACAGGCAAGCGAAGCAACGGTACGAAGAAGTCAAACCTATTCGTGGGCGTAGTGGTGATATTCGTCCATTGGGTAAGCGTAGGCGTGACTGGGAGCGCATCGTTAAAGTAAGCGAGAGCGCGTATGCCATCAGGTTTTACAGCACAGATGTTGTGACGTACTACGAAGATGGTGCGATTGAACTACGCACAGGTGGGTGGCCCTCTGTATCGACCTCAGAGATGATCGGGTATCACAGCCCGTTCCAGTCAGTTAAACGTAATGGTCAGGTGTGGGTGTGGCACTCTGACGAACATAAATATGTTTTACCTGCGAGAACAGGCGAGGGCTTGCGTATGGTACAGGTAGACGGGGTATACCAGCCTGAGACACCACAAGTCTTGAAGCAACGGGTGGTGGACAGAACTGGCATCAAAGAGTTGCGAGAGAAAATTTCCCCGTTCATTAAATTTACAAAAACCATTTTGGCATTGAGCGATGGTTGGATCAACGTGAACTCGATGCTTGAACTCGGTGGTAAAAAAGTAAACGGTTGGAGAAAGGGACGCATCATTTACCCAGACTATTTCACAGCAGATGAATGGGTGATGCTTGAGCGTTCGGGTAATGCCCTTGATCGTAACTCCCGTCTGGCAATGATGTTTGTGGATGTGGTTTCACGCCCTGATGAGGACCAATGGTTGCGTGTGATGTACACGATGCTGACCACGAATCGAACTCCATTGGAAGAAGTCGTGGAGTTTTATGAACCGAGAGAGGGTGAGAGTATCAGCAGAACTAATCTTAATTGCCCTTTCATGAATCAACGGTTCAGTGTCTCGGACTACGTGGAGTTGATCAACAAAATTCTACGTGTTCATCCCGATGCGCAAACTGTTCGGGAGCTGGTCCCTAGTTCGGACTTTCGTAGCAACGTATTTTAATTTGACAAGGAGAGTGACATGGAAACAACCGAAGAAATTATTCTTGATCCCGAGCTTCAAAACATAGTCAACGCATTTCGTCTGCGTTCGGCTAGGGCTTTATCCTACAAACCCCACAAGTCTAATGCCGTTTACTTTTATGACGACAGGTATCCTGAAATGCCTCAGACGAAAACCAGAACGATGGTAGGTTACGTAGCGATGGTGAAGGATAGCGATTCAATGCAGTTCCACGTTCGATCTCGGCTAATCAACAACGAGCGGTATCGGGTGGGTAGTCAGGAATATCACACCAAAGTCACGAAGTCTTTCGACAAGGCTCTCAAGCTTATGATCGACTACATTCGTCCGTATGGCCTACCCGAGGTGATGAGTGAGAGCGTCCACAAATTTACTTCTCAGGTTGAAGAGTGGGTTTCCAAAGCCCGTAGGAACTACAACGATATAAGCGTGGATAACCGTAACGATTTAGTTACTGAGTTGTTGCATCTCAAGACGTTGGGTGTTCAGTTCAAGACTGATACGTTTCGTGGTCTGAGCAATAAAGTTGAGGAGGCTACCCGCGAGTACAAGCGGCGTACCGACATGAAGATCAGGGGCTATCACGTTGTGTTTACCAGCAACATAATCTACATAACTTCAGGAATAGTTACGGGGTCTGGCTACTCGACATCGCTTACAGACATTGATAAGACTGCTCAGACGTATCACTCCGAGACGGACATTCCTGAAAACATCTTGTCAAAGATAAGCTTTCTCAAAATGGTTGAAAAGAATGAAGCTCTCGACGAGGTTGGGATTAGGGTTAACGACTACGAATTTTATATTTTCGAAGAAGTTGACAATTCCAAAATTTAGTATAAAATTGTAGTACCAATAGGGAGTAGTAATGAAGGAATACTACCGATTTAGAGTGGCACTTGATGAGGATAAAGATGAGTACGGGTGGGTTTTTTCTACGCAGTCTAGCTTGGAGTTCCAAGTCCCCCCGTTCCCAAAAATCCTCGACGAGAAGCTTGCGTTGTTGAGACTTGTTGACAAAGGAGGTTCCGTTGATGGTTTGGGTAAACGCAAACTGGCTCATGTGTTTTACGTTGTTTTTGACGAGCAAGAATATGAGCAGTTGGAGAAAGAAGTAATGGAGTTACAAAATGTTTAGAGTGAACGACAAAGTTAAGATCATGGACACAGGTGAGATTGGCTACGTCGAACGTCTATCAGAGGGTGGGGAGCGTGTCATGGTGCGCATCCCATCTTCCGATGGCTGGCCTTATCCCCATCACGTATATGCGGTTAAGGAGAAGGTCCAGAAAGTAGGAAAGGGTAAATCTTCATCCGAAGAAGCCCTGCTTTAATTTTGAGGAGAGTCAAAATGGCATCAAAGAAAGAAACCAGCACTGAAATTTTTGTAACCGAACAGCGTCGTGAAACGCTTAACTTCTGCATACTGGGTACAACCCCGATCATTCACAACCGAATGAGCCAGAAAGTTCTTCAGACGTTACTGTGCCCTGCCCCCCGCAAAAATTCGGCTGAGAAAGCGCAGAGCTTGAAGCACAACCCGATGGAAGAGTATCGCAATTCCCCTTACACAACGAGCGACGAGAGTGATCCCACGCTGATCACAATACTACCTACTGCATTTAAAGGTGGCATGATGACTGCGGCTCTCGACATGCCCGGAGTTGCTAAGACACAGATCAAGCGTCAGGTCTATGTCGATGGGCAGATCACTCACGTTTACGGTATCCCCGAAATGATGATGGCGGTCACTCGGTCGGCTGATATTAATAAAACCCCTGATGTGCGAACCCGAGCAGTAATGCGTAAGTGGGCGTGTAGTCTGTCAATCTCTTATACAGTTCCTATCCTCAATCAGCAGTCGGTATCTAACTTACTGGCGGCGGCAGGTATTGTTTCGGGTGTCGGTGATTGGCGGCAAGAAAAAGGCTCAGGTAATTACGGTTGCTACAAGCTTACGACGGCTGATGATCCTGAGTTCTTAGAAATTATTAAGACGGGTGGACGACAGGCTCAGAAGGATGCGCTTCAGAATCCCAACTTCTACGATCAAGAGACTGAGGACTTGTTCAATTGGTTTGAAGCTGAGACGAAGCGTCGTGGAATGAAGGTGGCGGCATGAACAAACCATCACGCAAAGAGATCGACGCTGAGATTAGTCGCATCTACAACGAGAACAAGGGCATAACCCCTGACTTAGTTATCAAAGCGGCTAGTGATCCTAACAACGTGTTGCACCATCTGTTTGAATGGGACGATACGAAAGCGAGTAACTCTTATCGGGTTGATCAAGCTAGGCATATCATCACAAGTGTCAGGATCAATATAGTTACTGAGTCACGGACGATTAGTGCTGTCAGTTACGTTAGAGATCCAAGACTTCCAAGTGATCAGCAGGGTTACATATCTGTGGCTAAGTTAAAGACGGACAAAGATCTTGCCAAAGATTCAATCAAGTACGAGTTCCAACGAGCCTATGCTCATTTACACCGAGCGAAAACACACGCTGAAATTCTTGGGATGGAGGACCAAGTAAGCGCACTTCTTACTACGCTAGAAGAAGTAATGGCGTAAAGATTTTTGACACGGAACGGCAGTCAAGGATAGGTTCGTAGAGGCCCGGTGAGTTGCGGTGTGTTGCGGTGCTTAAGGACTGGTTTTGGCGCGGTTATTAAGAGGCAGTCAAGGTGGGGTACGGAATGTATGGGTTCGGTCGGTATTGGAATAGTTTGGAATGGCAGTCGGGGAACGGTCGGGATGTGATCGGTTTAGACGGGTGTGTTTTGGTGTGGCAGTCAAGGATGAAACGGGCGCAGACTGATAAGGTTGTGAGCGGTTAGGTCGGGCGGTCTTGGAGGGGCGGGGTTGTTTCCGGTGGGGAGTAGAGGGGTTCGGTGCGGTTAGGCAGTTATGGATGGGACGGGTATGGAAGGATGAGTTGAAGGTGTGGCACTCCTCAAAATATTGTCACGGAGAGGCAGTAATGGATCGGGGTGTAAAGGAGGGGGTGGGTGAGGTTAGGCAGTAACGGAGGGGATGGGAGCGGCGGGGTCGGGTAATTACCGGACGGGTGAGGTTAGGCAGTCAAGGCACGGAGTGTACAGGAGGGATCGGGTGAGATACGGACGGGCAGTAGTGGATCGGAGGGGCGAGATGAGGTGAGGTGCGACGATGAGAGGAATGGTCAGGCAGTCATGGATGGGAAGTACGTGGACGGTTTTGGGTCCGGTGAGGTATGAAGAGGCAGTTGAGGAGTTTAACGGATAGCACAGGTGCGGTTTGACGGGGTGACTTATGGTCTGGCAGGAAATGTGCAGAGGATTGGACGGGTGCATCTGGTACGGAAAGATGGGGTTTGGCAGTCTAGGTCAGGTGAGGTTTCGTTTGGTGAGGCTTGGTTGGGCAGTCGAGGACTGGATCGGTCAGGTCTAATAAGGCGCGGTTTGGTGTGGCAGTCATGGCGGCGAGGGGTATGTTGACGTATGTTTTGGTGAAGTTTGGTTTGGCAGTCAGGGATGGGACGGGATGGAACCGGTGTGATATGAAGCGGTATGGCAACGCAGTCTAGGCGAGGAATGGATAGAACCGATACGGTGGGGTATGGCGAGGCAGGCAATCTACAAGGAGTTGTGTATGAGCTTAAAAGAAGAGTGGCGTAAGTGGGCTGACGAGAACCGCCCACAAAATGAGGAGGCGTTTTGGATTTGTTGGAACGCCGCATGGGAAGCGGCTGGCAAAGAGTATCAAGACTACATAAAGTTGTTGAAGGAAGAAGTAGGCTTTGCCGAGCGTGGCTACACGAAAATGGGGAAGCAATGAAACAGGAAGTAACCGTTGAACAGGTTGCGGCTTTCTTACAAGTCAATCGCAAAAGTGCTATCCAGCGCATGTCTCGACTGGTCAAGAAAAACAAAGCAGTTAAGTTGAACTGGCCTACGAAAGGAACACCTGCAAAGTTCTTGATTGATGTGCCGTTGGAAGAGTTGCTTGTCACGCAGAAATACGCCAAATACAAAGCACACCCCGATATTGATTGGAGAAAGTTTTGTAGTGACCCTTTTAATTTAGGAGCGGGAGCGAGATGAACGAATGGGAAGAACTAGATGTAAACGAAGTGCTAACACTCATCAACGAAAATGTCCCAAACCCAAGTCCGGAATTAAGGGACCAACTGTATGGGTTAATTTCAGCAACCGAAGTTTTGATTGCAGAAAAAAATTACCATGAATGGGTTGGGCTGACGTATGAAGAACGCTTTCTAAATGACGCCCGAAGCGAAGAAGAAATTGAATATGCCAAAGCCATCGAAGCCAAACTGAAGGAGAAGAATGCATGAATGAAAAACAAATTGTTAATTGGCTACTGGGCTTTACGATGGGTATGTTGACGGTGCTATCTTACGAGAAGCTAATGAGTGAACCTTTGGTCATCTATGACAGCGAAGTGACACGTGCTGATGAACTCATAAGCATCTACAAGCGTGGGGTCAAAGACGCACTAAAAACCAACCCTGTATCATTTCAGTTGGAGCAAACATGTTTGGAGGTGTGGGCTAACAAACAACCCTTGGAGACAAAATGAGTAAATTCACGTACCCCAAAACGCTAAACGATGTAATCAAAGAAACGCAAGAAACCATGCGTGTGAGCGGTGTGCCGTACCCCGTCCAAGTTGATGCAGTTAATCATCCCCCGCATTACAAGGTGGGTGGCATTGAGACGATTGAGTACATGAAAGCCAAGTCAACGCCCGAAGAATTTAAAGGTCATCTCAGGCTGACCGCGATTAAATACCTTAGTCGCACGGGTTACAAAGACGATGCGCTACAAGATTTAAAGAAAGCGCAGTGGTATCTCAACAGGTTGGTGAAGGAGTGCGAAGATGAGAACGGCTGAAGATCGCATCCTTGACTATATGAGAGAACACAAAAAGCCCGTGACGATCTCAAAGATGGCGAAATACTTTATTGTGAGTGAATCAACCGCAAAGGGTTCGTTAGCATCTCTGGTCAAGAAAGGCATCGCTGAAGTCGTGCCTAAGAGCAAACCCTTTTTGTATCGGCTTAAACATGGCATCGACTCCTGAGAAGAAAGTCAAATTAAAAGTACGTGCGATTCTTGACTGGCACAAAGATGTTTACTACTTCACACCAATGACGGGTGGTTACGGTCGAAGCGGCGTACCAGATATTGTGGGGTGTTACAAAGGCTATTTCTTTGCCATCGAGTGCAAGGCTGGTAAAGGCACGACAACAGCACTGCAAGACAAGAACATTAAAGAAATTGAAAAAGCGGGAGGGAGGGTGATTGTTGTCAACGAAAGTAATTTAGAAGATGTTCGCCTCATGTTAAGTGAGATGAATGGCTAGGAGGAGTTACGTGTCAAGACAGGTGCAGTTGGTTCGGATACTTGATAGCACGTTTGCTCTCTCAGTAAAACAAATAGCCAAAAGAATGAAGCTACACGAACGAACGGTGTACCGATACTTAAGCCCACTGGTTACGCACGGCATTGTTTACGTGCGGTTCAAGGCAAACGAACGAGGTTCTAAAAAACCAGTCCATTTTTATTCTACAAAGAGAGCGGTATGAGAAAACTAATTATGCTAGTTGAAATAATAAAAACCGTTGAAGAGAAATTTAATCTCGACGTAACAGACTTACACATACTGTCAATCGTCGGGCTGGCAGAAGAAGAGGGGCGTGAAGTTCGGGTGACTGACCTTACACGGATGCACAACATTGCGTCGCCTGCAACCTTGCACTACCGGATTACTAGAGATCTTGTGGATCGTGGGATGGTTGTGCTGGAACCAAGCACCGAAGATGCAAGGGTAAAACTTGTGAAAACAGGGAAAAAATTTAAGACATTCGCAAACTTCTTGGAGAAAAAGTTTTGGTCATAACAATAGACTTTGAAACCTACTACGACAAAGAGTTCTCTCTTTCTAAAATAACAACCGAAGAGTACGTGCGTGACTCTAGGTTTGAAGTAATCGGGGTTGGTGTCAAGGTAGACGACGGCGAAACCGAGTGGTATTCGGGCACTGAAGCGCAGACCAAGTTCTGGCTGAGTAAGTTTAAATGGCAAGATGCTCTGGTGCTTGCACACAACACGGCGTTTGACGGAGCGATTCTGTCTTGGCGTTTCGGTGTGAACCCCAAAGGCTGGCTGGATACGCTATGCATGGGGCGTGCGGTTGACGGGGTGGAGGTGAGCGGTAGCCTGAAAGCTTTGGCTGAACGCTATGGGATCGGAGAGAAAGGAACCGAAGTTCTAAATGCGTTGGGTAAAAGACGCAAAGACTTTAGCGAGGAAGAACTGGAACGCTACGGCGAGTATTGCAAGAACGACGTAGAGTTAACCTACAAGTTGTTTAAGATTCTCTACAACGAGTTTCCGGCGAAAGAGCTTAAAGTAATTGACCTGACTCTGCGCATGTTTACGCATCCGGTGATCAGGCTTGATCTGCCCCTGCTGGAACAGCATTTGGTTGAGGTGGTGGAGCGCAAAGAGAAACTGCTTGAGGCGACTAGCGCCACAAAAGATGAGCTGATGTCTAACGACAAGTTTGCACAACTCTTAAGTGAGCTAGGTGTTGATCCTCCCCATAAGATTAGCCCTACAACAAATAGAGAGGCGTGGGCATTTGCCAAGACGGACGAGGACTTCAAAGCTTTAGCTAACCATCCTGACGACAGGGTGCAAGCGTTGGTGGCGGCTCGGCACGGGAACAAAACTACGTTTGAAGAAACTCGGACTCAGCGGTTCATCGACATCGCGAAGAGAGGATAGAAGCC